ATCTCAACAGCAATAGGCGGTTTTTTGTCACTCAATAATATTGCGTTGTTGCTTGGTATCGCATCAACAATCGCTTTATTCGTAGTTCAATTTCGTCTCTCGCGAGAAAAGAAAAAACAAAACCGAGAATTTCACGAAGCGAGAATGGCCGCGATTAAACAAGGCAACTTAAAAGTAATCAATATGGATGACGGCAATGAATAAAGTCGTAGTAATCTTCAATGGCGCTATCGTTTCAGTTCCAGCTGTCGAATCTGATATTGGTAATGGCGGAAATGGCGCAAAATCATTAGTGCCATTGGTACCCGCTGATTGGGTTGATGTAACTGCATTAAATGCGGCATACCCAACATTTCAAGGTAAAACTAAGCCGCCAGTCATCAAGCAAAGCAAGCAAGATGATTTAATCGAGTCAATGCAATCCCTTACCGCCGCCATTAATGCCCAAACCACAGCGATCAGTCAGCTGGTAAATAGTAATCTTGAAATCGTTGATCAGATGATGGCCGCAGAGCCAGAAGAAGAAAAGCTATCAGGCTATTTAGATGGCTCCGATGAGTTATGAGTCAAAAACCTAGCTGGCGTGATGACAAGCGTAAAACTGCTGAACGCGGGTACGGTGGACGTTGGCAAAAAGCCAGAGAAACATTCTTAAGTCGCCACCCGCTTTGTTGCTTCTGCGAACAAAAAGGCAAGATCACAGCCGCGACAGTCGTGGACCACAAAATTCCACACCAAGGTGATCAAGCCTTGTTCTGGGACACCAACAACTGGCAACCGCTTTGTAAGCTTTGCCACGATAGCACTAAAAAAATAATGGAGAATAGAGGGGTAAAGCCTGGCGCTGATGAAAGCGGCAAGCCTACAGACCCTAACCACCATTGGAACAAGAGTAATTGAGGTGAAAAGTGGCAGCAGGAAGAAAATCCACCCCCACTACGCTCAAGCTAGTTACAGGGAACCCAGGCAAGCGGCCACTCAATAAAAAAGAGCCCAAATTGCAAGCCGGTATTCCTCGCATGCCGGCTCACTTAAGCCCAAGAGCCAAAGCCGCATGGAAGAAACTCACTCTACTACTTAAAGACATGGGCGTTCTTACCCTTGCAGATGGTATGGCCCTTGAGCGTTTATGTGATGTTTACTCCGAAATCCTTGAGCTAAGAGACGAAATTAAGCAAAACGGTCGAACCTACCAAAGTATCAAAATCATCGGCGAAAACATCGATGAAGAAACCAAAGAACTTACGCAAGTCGAGCAAATGCTAATGAAGGCTAACCCAGCCGTGCAAATGCTGGCTGATGCCGATCGGCGCTTTAGAGCCTATCTCGTTGAATTTGGGCTAACCCCATCAGCCCGTAGCAAAGTACAGGTAACTGATGGCGCCAAGAAAAAAGACGAAGTCGACGAATTCTTCGGATGATATAGAAGATCGCGTCACTCGTTGGGCCAAGCAAGTTGTATCAGGCGAGTTCTTAGCGGGACCAGACATCCGCAACGCCTGTAAACGGCATTTAAAAGACTTAGAAAAAGGCCACGAACGTGGCATTTATTTTGACTTAGCCGCAGCAAACCGTGCGATCAGCTTTTTCCCAAAAGTATTGCGCTTAAGTGGTGGTGACCACGAAGGTAAGCCGTTCCATCTTCTAGATTGGCAAGCCTTTATCGTGGGCTCCTTGTTTGGTTGGAAAGATGCCGACCATACCCGCCGATTCCGCATGTGTTATGTCGAAAGCGGCAAGGGTTCTGGTAAATCACCGCTAGCAGGTGGAATCGGGCTTTACGGTTTAGTCGCTGATGGTGAGGCAAGCGCCGAAATTTATGCCGCGGCGACCAAAAAAGATCAGGCCATGGTGTTGTTCCGCGACGCAGTTTCAATGTTTAGGCAGTCGCCGCAACTTAGTGCAAGGCTAAAACCGTCTGGTACCGCGCAAAACGTGTGGAACCTAGCCTATCTCGAAAAGAACTCATTCTTTAGGCCAATCAGTTCAGACAACGGCCAATCAGGCCCACGTCCACACATGGCGCTGATTGACGAAGTTCACGAACACAAGAATAACAACGTCGTTGAAATGATGCGCGCCGGCACCAAAGGCCGCAAGCAAGCGCTGATCTTCATGATCACCAACTCAGGCCACGACCGCACCAGCGTTTGTTACTCATACCACGAATATGGCAAGGCCATTTGTGTGGGTACCAAAGAAGATGACTCCTTCTTCGCCTTTATCTGTTCTCTCGATGAAGGTGACGACCCAATCAATGATGAAAGTTGCTGGCAAAAAGCTAACCCATCACTGGGGCACACCTTCACGCACAAATACCTGCGTGAACAGGTTACCCAAGCCAAGGGTATGCCAGCCAAAGAGAGCATTGTTCGGCGCTTAAACTTCTGTCAGTGGGTCGATTCTGCCTCACCTTGGCTATCAGCCGACACATGGACAGATTGTGAGGATGATTTTGATATCAGCGAACTCGTCGGCGAAGAATGCTACGGCGGACTCGACTTATCAGGTACCCGAGATTTAACGGCGTTAGCGCTTTACTTCCCGCGAGTAAAAACGTTGTTAGTCGAGTTTTGGACACCAAAAGACACCTTGCTTGACCGAGAACGCACCGATAACGTGCCGTACTCATCGTGGTTAAGGAATGGTTTTATCCACGCGCCACCCGGACACGCAGTCGATTACAGCTTTGTGGCCGAACGCATCGCCGAGCTATCAGCCCAGTTTGAGATAAAAGGCATCGGCTTTGACCAATACCGGATCAACTACCTTGAGCCAGAACTGGCCGAAGCAAACGTATTTATCCCGCTGGTTAAACACGGGCAGGGCTACTACAAGGCATCAGAGTCAAACCTTTGGATGCCACGCTCAATTGAAGAGTTCGAAAAGCTTATCACCAGCAAGCAGATCAGAATCAAAACCAACCCATGCCTAAGGTGGAATGCAGCAAGCGCAGTGCTTGAGGCTGACGCCAAAGACAACCGTATTTTTACCAAGAAAAAATCCACAGGCCGCATCGATGGCGTAGTTGCCGCCGCAATGGCAGTGGGAACGGCATTAGAGTCAGATGGCATAGATGATACCGAAGATTGGTTAGCAGCGATAAGGGACCCAATTTACTAATGAACACACCACTTGCTCTATTCATTGCCCTAGCGCTCACAGGTTCATTACTGGCTGTCGCAGGCGTTTACATTCTTTTTGGGCTTGGCTGGTCATTACTAGCGGGTTCATTGTTTGCATTCGCTGGCGCCTCATTTTTACGTAAAGGAATGACTGCGTGAAACCAACCAACTCATTAGGTTCAGTCATTGCGAAAGCAGCAAGCCAACCATTTGCATCGTTAGATAGTTTTATGGGTAAAACCTTAAGGCTCACAGACGGTGATTTTTGGTCGCAGTTAATGGCGACTTCAAAAAGCGGTAAAACGGTTAATGTGAATACTGCCATGCAGCTCGCAGCAGTTTGGGCCTGTGTTCGCCGCATTGCTGAAACCGTTGCCATGCTGCCACTGGGGTTATACGAGCGCCAAAGTGATGGCGGCAGAGTACAGGTTCAAAGCAGCCTATCGAATGTATTAAGTCTTAAGCCAAATGCTGACATGACAGCAATGCAGTTTTGGGAGGCCGTCATTGCCTCCTTACTGCTAAAGGGCAATGCATTCATTGAGATCCACCGTTCAGGGGCTGACATTATCGCGCTCGATTTCCTTATGCCACACCGCATGGATATCGATCTCGCCGACAACGGCAGCCTAGTGTATTGGTACACGCCAAGAAAAGGTAAAAAACGTCAAATCGAAAAGCAAAACATGATGCACATTCCCGCATTCTCGCTCGATGGTTTGATTGGCTTATCGACTATTTCCTATGCTGCCAATGTATTTGGTGGCGCTATGTCAGCCGAAGATGTCAGTGCTAACACCTTTAAAAATGGTATGACAAAGACAGTCGCCTTTAAAGTTGACCGGATAATGACTGCACCTCAACGTGTGGAATTTCGCGAATATGTAAAAACCATCACTGGCGCAATGAACGCGGGTAAATCCCCTGTACTTGAACAAGGTGTTAGCCCTGAGTTGATTGGCATTAACCCGATTGATGCTCAGTTACTTGAATCGCGAAACTACAGCGTTGAAGAAATCTGCCGCTGGTTTTTAGTGGACCCTTCATTAATTGGTTTTGGTGGTAAAGATAGCAATTGGGGCACAGGTCTAGAGCAAAAGATGATCGGCTTTGTCACCTTAACGCTATCGTCTTGGATCCGCCGCATTGAGCAGTCAATTAGCATCAATTTACTCACACCAGCACAGCGTCAAACTCAGTACGCTCAATATAATCTTGAAGCCCTGCTTCGTGGCGATAGCGCATCACGGGCAGAGTTTTACGGCAAAATGACTCAAAACGGCATTTACACCCGTGACGATTGCCGCGTTAAAGAAAACTTACCGCGCCGTGGCGGCAACGCCGATGTGTTAACTGTTCAAACCAACTTAGCCCCCATTGATCAGCTGGGTGCTCAATCTGAATCTGCAAAAGTACAAGCCGCATTAAATAGCTGGCTTAATCAAGACAACCAGGGGTAAACCATGCCATTTCCAAAAAGCTTCTCGCAGAGCGGAGTGCGCTGCGATATTTCTCCGCGTGCGCAAGAGCTGTGGAACCCAGCGATTCAGGCCGCGGTTGAAAACACTGAATCTACCATTACGGTTTACGGCATCATTGGCGAGGACTGGTATGGCGAAGGCGTCACACTGAAGCGTATCGATGCTGCGCTACGCAGTATCGGCGCAGATAAAGATGTGACCGTCTACATCAATTCTCCCGGTGGCGATATGTTCGAAGGTATCGCCATTTATAACCGCTTGCTTGAGCACAAAGGCAAAGTGACCACTAAAGTGCTTGGCCTTGCTGCTTCTGCCGCATCCGTCATTTACATGGCTGGTGCTGATGATGCGCGTTTTGTCGCCAGCTCAGCCTTTCTGATGATCCACAACTGCTGGGTATTTGCCATCGGTAACCGCCATGCATTGCGAAACATTGCGGATGACATGGAAGAATTCGATGCTGCCATGGTCGATTTGTATGTTGAAGGCAGTGGTCAGAGCGAAAAAGCCATTGCAACTATGATGGATGAAGAAACCTTTATCCGCGGCAAAAAGGCCGTAGAACTTGGCTTTGCGGCTGGAACCTTATCCGCTGCTGAAATTGGCGAATCAACCGACAACACCAGCGCGAACTCACTACGAAAAGTCGATGCCGCTATGGCAAAAGCAGGCGTTCCACGCAGTGAACGCCGTCAACTATTGCAAGATTTAAAGTCCAGTACGCCGAGCGCTGCTGGCGGCATCACGCTAAATGCTGATGTGTCCGATACGCAAAACGCTGTCGCCCCCGATCTAACTGCGTTAATCAACGCATCAAACACCATTTTATCTAAATAACTGGAGGCGATTATGCCAAACCCAAATTTTGAAAAACAAGTAGAAGAATTAGGTGCCAATCTAACTAAGATTGGTGATCAAATTAAATCGGCGGCAGAAGAAACCAATAAGCAGATCAAGGCTTCTGGTGAAATGCATGCCGAAACCCGCGATAAGGTCGATAAGCTGCTGTTAGAGCAGGGTGCCATGCAAGCTCGCTTGCAAGAAGCTGAGCAAAAGCTGCTTAAGGGGCCGCAAAGTCAGCAAGAAGAACGTGAACTGTCGATCGGTGAGCGAGTAGCGAAAGACAAAGAAATGGAAGGGGTAAACAGCTCTTTCCGTGGTAGTCGTCGTGTGCAAATGCCACGTTCAGCGATTACATCCGCCACAGGTTCAGGTGGTGCATTAGTCCGCCCTGATCGTATGGCTGGTATCGTTGCACCTCCACAGCGCACCTTCACGATTCGCGATTTGATTGCACCAGGTCGAACTGGCAGCAACAGCGTTGAATATGTGAAGGAAACTGGCTTTACCAATAATGCGGCCCCAACTGCTGAAAATACTCAAAAACCGTATTCTGATATCACTTTTGGTTTAGTGAATAATGCAGTACGTACCATCCCGCATCTTTTTAAAGCCAGCCGCCAAATCTTGGATGATGCCGAGCAATTAGCTAGCTACATCGATGCTCGTGCTCGTTACGGTTTAATGCTTGCTGAAGAAACGCAACTGCTGTACGGCAACAATACTGGCGCTAACCTGCACGGTATTATCCCGCAAGCCAGTGCTTACGTTAAACCAGCAGGTGCAACAGTCTCTGCAGAGCAGCATATTGACCGTATTCGTCTTGCAATGCTACAAGCTGCTTTAGCTGAATACTCATCCGACGGTATCGTACTCAATCCGATCGACTGGGCTGTGATTGAAATGCTTAAAGATAGCAATGGGAATTACTTAATTGGTAAACCTCAAGGCCAAACATTCGCAACCTTGTGGAATCGTCCTGTTGTAGAAACTTCTGCGATTGTGCAAGACGAGTTCTTAGTCGGTGCCTTCCAAATGGGCGCGCAGATCTATGACCGTATGGATATTGAAGTCTTAATCTCTACCGAGAACGACAAAGACTTTGAGTTAAACATGGTGACTATCCGTGCTGAAGAACGTTTAGCACTTGCGGTTTATCGTCCTGAAGCGTTTGTCACTGGCGATTTCACTTTCGCCTAACAGCGCAAAATCACTTAACTGATAACTAAAAGCAAAAAGGCCGAATATCTTCGGCCTTTGTCGTTTTTATCAATACCAATTTATAGGAGTAATACCATGGCTAAAGTTCTCGCCATTGCACTTAAGTCCTTTTACTTTGAAAAGGAAGTAAAAACCCGCGCATCAAAACCATTTGAAGTTGATGAACATCATTTTAATGAGCTAAAGCACAACAAATTAGTTGAGCGTGCACCGGAAGAAAAAACAGAAGAAGCAGATGCTAAGGCCGTTGCAGAAGCTGAAGCCAAGGCAAAAGAAGAAGCTGATGCTAAGGCCGCTGCAGAAGCTGAAGCCAAGGCAAAAGAAGAAGCAGATGCTAAGGCCGCTGCCGCTGCTGCAAAAAAAGCTAAAGCTTAATCAGTTATTCAGGAGTCCTCAGTGAGCACCATTTCCCTAGAGCAAGCCAAGCAATTTCTTGACGTTATCCACGATGAGGATGATGCCAAACTGCAATTATT